CTAACATATCTGAAACTCTAAGAGAAATATTTTCACAAGTTTTTAATGTTAAATATAAAGCTCCATTTAAAATATGTTTAGTGGCCGTATTAGATGCGTTTGCTGCCATTTTTTGTAAACCAACTAAAGCATCTTTTTCTGGCATACTACCATCTCTAGCTTCATTAAGTCCGGTTACATCTCTAATCATTTGTAAATAATACTGATAAGTATTAATTAAAGATCCTATTTTACCATTAGCACTTGATGTTTGTAATTCTTGAATAGGTACTTTACCTCTGTTTGGATCACCATCTTGAGTTAAAGATCTACCAACTATACTACCAGTTTGGAAATACATATTAAGTGCTTCCTGTGGATTATAATTAGTACCATTACCTAAATCAACTTCTGCTAAACCATCTACATCTACAAATACACCATCTGGTACCATTCTAGCAATTACTTGTTGTAATTTTAAAGAAGTTAATTGAATCATATCTGCAAATCCTGTAATACGATTTACTAATGAATCAATTCTACCTTGATACATATGAGGAGCTACAATATTATAGTTCATATTAACTTTCGTTAAATCACTTTTAGGTCTGGTCATATTAGTTGCCATCTCCCATCTTAACATCTGCTCTACACCTAAAACTTTAGCACCACTAAATAATACTTCAATTGATCTTGATACTCTATCAAAATTATCACTTGGTGGTGGGTTAAAAAAGTCAGGTTTTTCTAATGCTTTTTCTAATCCTTGTTCTGTATGCTTTAATTTAAATACTTGATCTATATAAGTTTTGTATTCAAAATACATAACTTGTACTAAATCATTATTATAAGGTCCTCTCTGATATCCTTCTCTACCGGGATATTTTTGAATCATTTTTAAATCTTCATTAGTTAAATCAGGAAATTCCTTTTTTAACTCAGCTAAGGTTAATGTTTTAATTTCACCTACATAATATATATCTTGAAAATTTGGATCATCTGTGTATGACCAAACCATATTAGCAGGGTTTACGTAATCTACAACAACTCCTTCAGATTTATTAAAACTAGTTTTTACAGCTCCTATACCTATAGTAACTATATCTTCAACTACTCTTTTCTTAGTTAATTCGTATTTATTAAAATCTAATACATTATTAATTACTTCTTCTTCAGCTATTTCAACTGATTGTTTGTAATTTAATTGCATATGAACTTCTAACTCCTCTTTGTTTTGAGGTAAGTTAGCTGGATCAAGTGAGCTGTATATATCAACTCCTAAATTTTGTTTTATGCTATCTAACAATGGTTTACTCATCATGTCTCGCATAATAGAGTTTGCATAGTTAGTTCTCTGTTTCGTTGAAAACGGATCTTGAGCAAAAGCTTTTATATCATAATCTTTAGCTGATATCCCATTAACTACTATATCTACAAATTTAGGTATAATAGGTACTGGTTTCCAGTCTAAATTTAAATAGCTTAAGTCACCATTAATTGATAACTCATCTTTGTATTTTTGTACAGATTGCTCTCCACGAGCATATAATCTTAATCTGTTAAAGTTTTGATAACCAGTGTGCCATTTGCCACTGTTTATTCTACCGCCTCTAAACCATTCATATTCAATAGCTTGCCCTACTTGCAAACCATATTCCCAACTAAGCTTTTCTGCGACAGGTACCACCTGACTAGGAAAGGAACTATTAGTACTCGTATTAATCATTTATTATTATTTTTGATTTAGTGCCTTTGTTATCATATCTTGAAAAATTTAAATTAACTTTTTCTTTAATAACTTCAGCAACTGGTCTATATTTATTTTTGTTACAAGCCATTATAGCTAAACCTGAACTTATCGAAGCATCAAATTTAGTTCTATTGTTTATATCAAAAGCGGCCCAATCTTCTAATGTTCTTTGAAAATACATTGATCCATATTGTTCGTTATTGTAACCTACAAAACTTTCAATATAAGATTCAATAGCTGCAGCATGTGCTTGTTTTACATCTTCGCTTGAGTTAGGTATTCCACCAACTTCTTTTTCAGCGACAGATAATTTATACATTGTTTTATCTGGACGATTCATTGAATAACCTCTGTAACCTCTTCTTTTTAAATAATATAATAATCTAGGTTTGTTATTCTCTGCTAATAGTGGCATACCATAAAAGTATAATGCCATTAACACATCTTCAAAAAACATATCTGCTGTTTGTGGCCGTGCAATATATTCTAAAAAGAATAAATTAGGTGGACCATCCATTGTAAATTTTGTTAAACCATGAAGAGAACCTTTTGATCCTCTACCGTCTACTGTTCCAGATATATCATATGAGTCACATCCAAAAGCACCTATATGCTCATTTGCTGGATATTTTTTACCATGTTTTACAATATGTCTGTTTTGTTGATGTACATCTGGTACCCATGAAACAAAAAATCTACCTTGTTTACTAGGAAAGAATTGTACACTAGTATCTTTAATCCCACCTTCCCATTGAAAATTACCCTGAGTTATTACTCCAGAGTATTTCAAATCTTCGTTATAATCTATTTGTTCGTAAATCTTTGTTAAATTAAACAAAGACTGTTTAGTCTCATCTCTGAACGCGTGTTTTTCAGTACGTGGAAACTGTCTATATAATTCATTAAGTGCGTCTGGGTCATTCTTAAGGCCATCTACCTCATTCTCCCAGTGTTCAATGACACCGATCTCAATCTTTTGACCATCGATTCCTTCAACTTCTTGTTTCGGAGTGTCAAAGACAGGGTATCCATAAGAATCAATGTATCCCTCGTAGTTCCATTCCATAGGTATGAACAGAGAATATAATCCTGAGCTAGTCTGTCCATTGCGGTTTCTTTTGGTAACATCTGAGTCATAATAAAGTTTTTTGTAGTTTCTACCACCTTTGTCAAGAGCATTGCTCGTTGACCCCATCATACATTTACCAATAATCTTACTACCTAATCTTAACGTTGTTTTGGTAACTCTCCAGTTATTGAGAATATTTTCAGGTTTTTCCCATTTTCCCGCCTCATCATGTACAAGTAACGCAAGTTTTTCTCCGTCATAGGAGTTATCACCAGTATTTTTCCAGTCGATTGTGGTATCAAGCCCAATGATTTCTTCAATCTGCTCATTTGTGTCCAGCTTTTTTCTAGTGAATCTGGAAGCTGGAACCCTGTAGGCAAGTTCGGTTTTCGGTCGGTCCATTCCATCTTGGATCGGTTTGAAGAAAAACGGGTAATTAACCGAGATTGGAACAATTTTATCTGTGAACATTTTTTTAGCATCTGCACCTGATTTCGATAAGACACCGAATCTAGCGTCGCTAGATATTGTCGCAAGGTTGACCGTTTCCCCTGACGCCATAAAAGAAAAGCCACTTCGTCTATTTTTAAGGTAGCACATTCCATAGCATCTTGTATCAGCTTTGCACGCTTCCCAGAAAATGAAGAAGAGTCTATTTGCTTCTCTAAAATCAGCTTGTCCGACATCAATCTTTGACCATTGGAGATACATGTAGTGAGTACCAGTAAGATAGGTAGCAACACCTTTATTGTAGAACCAAAAGCCTTCTTCACGTCTTTTAAATTCATTATCAATGTATTCATGTAAATTTTGTTTGAATGTTTCTGGGTAAGCTTTCCAATCAAATATAGTTTTGATTTTCTTTAGTTCTGGCCTATGTTTAAAAACCTCCCAATATTGTTCTGATTTTTTATCAGATCTTTTGTATGGATCATCTATAGCAGGTAATGCTATCCTAAGATTTTGGATTTCATATACTTCACCAATTTTACCACTTTTTGATATAACGATGACATCATGTTCTTTATTGTATCCATATTCCCATTTTTTATATCTATTTAACCTTTTAATTACTTGAGGTTTAATAGGTTCTATTACTTTATATAATGTTTGTTCGTACATTATTTAGATCTTCTTTCAGCAAAACCACTAAAGGTATTATCCTTCTTTTCTGTAGGTTTGTTGTCTAATATATTTTTTTCTTCTTCAATACGTGTAAGTATTTCAAACGCATCAAATATAGCAAGCTTTTTAGTTGCAGCTGCATTTTTTAGTCTGTCAGCAGATATATCATCTTCTGAATCTACTATAGGTTCTTTTGCAACCTTAATTAATTCATCAACTGCTCTTTGCCCAGCTTGGATTATATTCTTTTTCGTTTCCTTGACGTTCATACTTAATTACAATATCATTAGATTTCATACAATAAAGACGTTTATCATCTACGATAAAGTCATATTCACCGTTAGGAGTATAACCTATAAGGTCTCCCTCGTGTATTCCTAGCGCTTCTAAGGCACTATTACCATATTTTAATACCCCAATTAACCTTTGTTCAATCCAGTTGTTTATATCGACTTCGTCTTTAAGCGGTGCAACAAAACATCTTTTGCCAAAAGCATTCCATTTATCATTTCTTTTGTATAAATATACCTGATCAAGTTGAACAAAATATAAATTATCCTTAAAATATGCTCTACTATTTTTTTCATTTCCCCTAACATCATAGAATCTTCTAAAAACATTATGATGAATCATAACTAAATCCCCAACTTTTATTGGAGTTTTATATGCTAAAGGAACTGAAATAACTTTTCCTATATTATTAACAGATTTGTAACTTTCAAGCTTAGTGTTAATTATTAAGCTTTTGTCACCTACTTTTACTTCATTATTATATCGCTGGCCGTAAGGCTCAACGATAAAATCGAATAAACTGTTCATTAATATTCTAAATCATATTCAACGGATATTGCCATGTTAGAATTAAATTTCTTCCACGGCAATACCTCGTCATTTTTTTTGATAAAAATGTTGTAAGAATTGTCTTTTTGATCAGATATTATATGTGATATTGTATGACCACCATATACAGACTGACCAACAGAATAATGCATTGCATCGGTTTTATAATCAGAACCAATGCTGATTTTTCTGATAACTGACGACATTATTCTTCTGTTTTATCTTCTTCTTTTTCAATTGGTGTATATGTACCATCAGCTAAATTGATATTTACTGATCCATACTCTTCTTCAAGTTCTTTTTTAAACTCTTCAGTAGATTTGTTAACCTCATGAAATTGCGCTAATACTGCGGTTTTTTGGACTTCTAAAATCCCTGTTTCGTTTAAAAGTTGATTTAACTTTTGTTGAAATTCTTGAATTTTCTTTAATTGGTCTTCTTTGATTTTGTTTGGTTCACTCATGTTAATTTAATTTAATTTATTAATTTTAGTTATTAATATAGTTACACGTATTTTTTATTTTTTAAATATACTTGTAACCTTTTCTCCACTTCGTCCACCGAAGTAGGCTAAAACAACAGCCATCATAACTTTTTCAAAAGTATCATTCCATGTAGCCCCTATGTTAAATGGTATCGTATCTACACTATCAAGTAATCCTGCTAGTGAAAATACAATAATACACCATACTAAAACTAACGGACGTACATTTTTAGAAAGCCACGAATCGGAAGAAGCGTCTGCCTGCCACCTGGAAGTGATAGACTCCATTTCTTTATTCTGTTGCTCGTATATTAATTGTTGTAATTTAATTTTGTCATCAGAGCTTACGTCTGATTTACCTATAGCTGCTATAGCTTCTCCCGGTGATGTTACTCCTTTAATTATATTCCCTAGTGTAGGGTTTACTATTGAAGCAGCACCGAATAAAAGTTTACCTACAGTACTTTCTGCGAATTTCTTTTTAGGTTTTGACATGTTATTTATTTTGTTTTCTAATAGCCCTTATTTCTTGTCTCTTAAGTTTTTTAATTCTCCTTTTAATTTTTCTTTGACTTGTATTATCTGTTTCTGTAATTTTACCTTCATCCATTAATTGGTTTATTGCCTCTTCTTCTCTAATTTGATCAGGAGTATCAGTTGTACCCCCAAATGTTGACTTAGGATCTTTTTGTTTCAAAGGGCTTTTTGCCATAAACGGTGAACTAAATCTACTCATAATTAATTATTTTTTTTCGTCTCTCTTTTTTTGACGACTTTGTCTTTTCTCTAATCTTTTAGCTTTTGCTGTTTGTCTTTTTGTTTCATCAGACATACCAGATTTTTTACCAGATTCTACAGCAGCTTTTTTAGCTTTTTCGATTTTACCAGCTGTTTTTTCTCTTCTAGCTTCTCGTCTATTTTGTTTATTTGCTGCTCTTCTATCTTTACCTTCTTGTCTAGTTTCTCCTTCTTTATATTTTAATCTTTCCTTTTTACCTTTTTTCTGTCTTCTAGTTTTAGGTTCATCTTCTGCCATATCAGTATTTACTGATGGATCAGGAACACGTAACGGACTTTTTGCCATAAATGGCGAACTAAATTTGCTCATAATTAACTTTTTTTATATGCTTCAACTTCCCATGGAAGATTCTTGGCACCTTCTTTCATTTTAGATCTGGGATAAATTTTACCTTTCCAGTAAACATTTTTATCGTCATAATCAAGATCACC